AAGGCCAAATTCGGCCTTCTAGCCACCTTAAACGACGGATTATGGTTCGTCATGTAGAATATATTTCGCAAATTCTATTTTCCTGCCATATTTATTCGTACGAACCCACGTTTCTGTTTCAATATCATATCCTCTTTTCCTCAGCGAAAAGATTATAGCTGAAAGTCTGGTTGCCCCAAATTCTCTGAATGCATCCATGCTTGATATTGATTTGTTATCCCTCATGTACTGTAATACATCCTCAGTCTGTGTTTTTCCCAATTCTGATTTCTTTCTCATTTTTGCACCTCCTTAATTTCATATTCCCATTTATATCCACCTGCTGTTTTTCTTTTACCTTTGCAACAATAACATATATTCGCAATGCTAATGCTATTATCTCTTGATGCTTGTGAAATAGAATGATATTTTACCTTGTTTCCCATCTTATCAATTCTGATAACAGAAATATGGTTCGCTCCATTATAGTTGTCTTTTGACCATTCAATATTTTCCTTTTGATTGCACCATTCTAAATTTTCAACCCTATTATCATCTCTGGCATAATTTTTATGGTTTACCATTATATAATTATATGGATTTTCCAAGAATGTCATTGCAACAACTTTGTGAACACCAATCCATATTGATTTATTATCTCCATATAACCTCACACGCATATAACCATCTTTGTCTTTATATTGTTTTAACTCTTTGCCTCTTTTCCCATTTTTATTTCTCAAAGAAATAATGCTTCCACATTTATTTATGAGATAGTAATTTTCAAATCCAACAACAGGTACATAACCATCATTCATTATAATCACCTCTTATCTCTGTTATCTCAACTTCTGTCCTTGCGTTCTCTTTGTCATACAAAACCCTTGAACCATCTACAGATACAACCACATTGCTATTGTCATCCTCTATTACACTATACTTGACCAAGATGTCATTTAATGCTTCAAGCAGATTCGTTAAGTCAACTCTTCTTTTTGTCGGCATATAGAATAAAGCCTTAATGTTGACTTTCCCCTCTGCGCTATAAGGTGGCATAAAGTATGCACAATCATGTTCATACTGACGATATTGTGGAGATGGAATCACCATCCTTTTGCCTGTATTCCTGTTGATGATGATTTGCTGATGATTCTTTTTGCTAACAGGTGGTAGTTTTATCGTAAACTTAATCAAGATAGTTCCTCCCTATTTCATTCATCCATTCCTCTCTGGAATGCTTTTCTTCGTACATCTTCTGGGCAATTTTTTTCAAGTCCAAATCAACCTCATGACCATTCTTCCCATGCACTCCGTAAGTTCCTCGGTGACAATCTGGGCAGAGATAAACTATTAAGCCCATCCGCTCCTGCCTCTTCTTATTGCACCCAGAATGAATGATATGATGCAATTCCGTATAGCCTTGTTTCTGGCATCGGTAGCATATACCCTTCGTAGTCGTAAGTACGCTTTTCATGTTTTAAACCTCCATATATTCCCAATAATATCCAGCATGAGTTTTTCTTTTTCCATTGCAACAATTACATACACATGATGGTTGAAAACCTTGGATTTTAGTTTCATTTATACATTTAAAAAATAATGTTTCCCCAGTTATAATATTTGTTGCTTTTACAGGTCTATAATCTTTTTCCTGTGATTTATGGAGTCTTTCTAACCATTGTGAATTTCTTTTAAAACGCCCTTGAACTATCATCCAATCTGTATTTTCTTGCGGAGTACACCACTCAAGGTTTTCCGCACGATTATTACTTGGATTATTATCTTTGTGATTTATAAATGGTTTTCTTTCTGGATTCGGTATAAATGCCATTGCAACTAATCTGTGAATATAAAATCTTTTTGATTTTCCATCCTGCTTCAATGTAATAGAACGATATCCTTTTGTATTAGAACCATTTAATATGACTTCTTTTGTCTGGTAATACCCTCGTCCATTTTTTCTCATTCTCGGCTTGCTCTTAATCCTTCCGAAATTACTCACTTCATATAAATCAAACTCTGGTATTACTCTCCATTGCTCTTTTCCCATGATTCAATCACCATATCAAATTCCCTTTCTGATGGTGCTTTTAAGCCCATTTCTTTCATTTCTGAAATGACACCATCTAATAAAACTGAAAATTCTTTCGAATCATATGTTGATGAGCCAAAGTAGCAAAGTAACTGAACTGCCTTTTCACCATTTATATTTATTTCTCCAATTTCTTCACATTCTCTCCATTGGGCTTTTACCGATTCAACAACATTAGGTTTCACGCAGATATATGTATACTTTCCATACCTCTTAAGCATCATCAGATATACATTCCATTTATCAGTTCGTAATGCTTCTGCTATCTCTCCCAAACAGTTCCAAAGCAATGCATTTGCATTGAGTGACCGCTGTTCTCTGTGTATCTTTATGTCAATATCCAAATCTCTGTCCAGATACTTGTACAGGTCGTATGGCTTTTCGCAAAGGTGGATTTCAGCAACCCACCCTTGCTTGTAATACGGCTGTTCAATCTTTACATTAGTCAGCCTCATGCATTCTCTCCCTCTCTTCTCTTTCTCTTGCTCCGTATAATTCTTCCTGTATGTCCTCGAATCTTGCTTTGGCATCTGCCGAAAGTTCCTTCAAGCTTTCAAGTTCTTCATAGTCCAGATTCTCCTGCTTTACGCAAGCATCAGCATAATCCACAAGGGTGAGATAATCTGGTGCATCATTCGATACAATGATTATGTTCCCCTCGTAATCTTCTACAGCATGAGCATAAAGTCCTTCGTTAATGCTGTCTGCTATCTGTACATACACCTCTGCGTTATCGTCAAATCCTTCCAAAGCCTTAACCAACTCACTTTTTGTCATTCTTCTTACCTCCATTTATCATGCTCACGAATTCTCTCAAATTCTCTGCTGTCATATCTTCCAGTTTTTCTATATTGAAATACTTACAGATGCCTTCCTCGGTCATCTTATCTGGATTCTTTTCAAGAGTGATTCTAACACTCTTGAGCTGTGTGTCGGTTATCTTTTCGCTGGATACTGTTTCGTGGTACTCGTTTGTGTCTGCATCCTTGGTGTCATCTATCAAGAAGAGCCCATTAAGACAATACTTCCTTGCATAGCTGGATGCTGTACCTGTAATCTGTGAATCGTCCATGCCCTTCTTTTCTGTAGATTCCCTTGCAAATGCTGTATTGGTTAAGGTGTCTCCAGATTCAATATCAATCAATGTGGCTGTTGCCTTGATGTAATTCTTGTCTCCGACATTAACTACATCATCAGATATATGCAATGTACATCCATTCTTATTGAGTACAGGCTTGACCGCTTCAAGGATATCCTCGCAACTTCTGTACTTGTACTTACCAAAAGAATTGTACTGGCCTTTTGGTGCTTTTAATTCCATCTGAATCTTCAATAACTTTTCCTGTATCATCTTCATTCTCCCTTCGTTATATTGTATAATTGGATTAACATGACTGTAAGTGTTATTCCCAGTCCGAATGCTGTTATATCCTTCCTCTCGACATAAACCCCTGCAAGTATAACCGCCTGCGATATAAAGAATAAAATCAGCATTATTACATCAGCTCTGGATGATTTTTCAATCCTTCTTTTTTTCATATCTACCTCCATATAAATATATTTACAATCTGTTCTGCTGTTAAGTTATAATGCTTTGCAAAAATTCGAATTTCCTTTAATTTGAAATCCTGTCTGCCCTTAAGCTTGTTTACAACAGATGGTTCTGATATTCCAAGTAGGTCTGCTAGTTCCTTGTATGTTCCTTTGCCTCCTCCCTGTATCATAATCATCTTGATTTTCTGTTGTAATGACACTTTACCACCTCCTTTCGACTCTTAAATTATATCAATTTTTTATATGTTTTGCAATAACTATTTTCCGCTTTATATAAAATTATTATTTCATTTTATCCATAAGATGCTCAAGCAAATCATACTGAATTTCTTCCTTCTCGGTAAGCCCTTCCATCATCATCTTCTCCTGCAATCTATCTCTCTCTGCCGATATCTCATCAACGAGATTCTGTAATTTCTGAATATCCTTCATAAAATGGTTCATATCTAACATATCCTTATTCTCCTTATTCCTCTTCTATTGATTTAAGTGTTATATTTGTTGCTCCCCACTCTTCCAGATTCTCAAGCTGGTGTGATACCTGCTCTGCTGTATAAATTTGTCCCTTAACTCTCTCTCCGTCCTTCTTAGTCCATGCCATTTCGTACTTCATATCCTTTTCTCCTCTCTTTGTTTGAATCCGTCTTGCTACTTTTCAGTTCCTCAAGCCATCCTTTTGATAACCCAAAGCCCTTACTTCTTTCGCTTAGTTCGTATCCGTTTGTTTGAATCTATATACATAATAAGCCTATTTGGATATAATGTCAACAACTTTTTTTATAAAAATTTATAATTTTATTCAAATTTATTTTACCATCAAAAAAGAGGAAGGTTTTACCCTTCCTCCCTGATACGTCTTATCACTTCTTTGTATTCTTTCGGAAATAAAATCATAACAACTTCCATGTGTTCATCAAGCACATCAACCACTTTCTCAATATCCTTGCCAGCTATGGCTTGCCTAAACTCACTTCCATTTGTCGCAGGAAATACTCCTGACGAATACGATTGTCCCTCTTCCTCAGAATACAAATATCTTAATAACGTGTAAAATGTTGCTAGTTTCTCGCAATTAGCATAGGTTGGTTCTTTCTGTTTAATCTCATTGATTGCATCAAGTAACTCTTCCTTGGATGGCATAATACCACCACCTTACTGTTCAACCTGCTTCAGCCATTTGCGAATCATCTTGCGTTCTTCTTCCGAGCTTGCATCTTCAAGAAGCTCCTGCAATCCCATCTTGAGTTCTTCCATTTCTTCATCTCTGGAATAACCACGATAAGAACCTCTATAAGAGCCATCTCTACTATAACGCCCCATAGAATCACGTCTAACACCGCTCGCATTACTTCTTCCACGATTACCACCGCCTCTGTTACCGCCTCTTGCGTATGAGCCTTCATAAGACATTCCATCATCTTCTGAATACTCATCCATAGCAATAATGGTATCTATAGACTTTATTGAATGTGTGAGTTTATCAACAGCATCAAGTGAGCCTGCTGATAATTCACCTTTCTTCGTAATCTTCGCAAGTTCGTCGCAAAGCATTTCTTTTAATTCATACATTTCGTGCATAGCTTTGCCCTCCTTATGATACTCTTGATATGGTTAGATTTGCGTTCTGTACATTAACAAGTGGTGCAGGCGTTACTGCTGGGTCTGTTGTAGCAGGTACTACATCAACTCCCAGACTAAAGCAACAACATCTTGGCACTTTGATAATAGCTGTACTTGTGACGTTGCCGTATTCATCTACAGCCTGCGGTGTGAATATTGCTCTGGATGTGAGCCTTGGCTCTCCATTTACTGTAAGAGCCACAGCGATAGGTACAATATCTGTTGCACCTTCTGGGAGAGCTATATTCCCATTGAAAGTCACTTGGAAATACACAAATCTACAATTACTTGTGATGTTTCTTAACAGGAAGTTACCTGTTTCGTCTTCATGGTAAACAAACCCCTGCTGACATGGATTAACTGACCTAAATAAGACAGGATTGTTCAGAGCAACTGTCTGAATCTCGTTATAAGCATAATCTGCCATAATCCCACCTCCTAGAATCCGTTATTGCATCCACATCCATTATTGCAAGTGAATATTGGTGTTCTGCCATATACAGGTGTTGTTGGTACAGGACAGCTATTAAGTCTGTTATAAAGTGCATCCACCTCATTACTGAATCCCTGCGCAATAAACGCATTCTGAGCTGTCTGTGAAGCCTGAAGGTTAGCCATAGTAAGCTGTCTCTCAAGGTCGCTTATCTTATCGTTCTTAGCATCCAGTTCGAGCTGACATAATTTGTCGATTATGGTCTGTGTACCCCTTGTCTGGCTCTCGATAATATCCCTTGTGTTGTTAGCATCAGCAAATCTTGTCATGTTGCCTTCGTTCTGAATGATGTTCTGTGTCTGGCAATTAGCAAGACGCTGTTCGCAACAGCAGTCTGCAAACTGACTCTGAATTGCGTTGAATCCCTGCATCATTGCTGTCTGATTTGCAAACATCTGATTCATGTTAGCCATCTGGCGAGCGTTTGCTCCCTGCTCAACTCCTGCAAATCCATTGGCAACTGCCATCTGCATATCGCCACAGCAATTACAAAGCTGTGTTGACAGGCTTGCAATACCATCTCTAATGCTTGTGACGTTATCATTGAGCATCTGATTCTGAAATCCCTCTGATGTGAGGTTAGCCTGATTCATCCAAGGGTAGATTTCATTTCCACCACCGAATCCACCACCGAAACCTCCCCATCCGCCATTAGCGAAGAGAAGAATTAAGATTACAATTATGTTATCGTAAAGGCTTTTTATCCTTTACTTCTTACACTTACTTATTCGTGTAAGTTCAGCATATCTTTTCACCCTCGCCTTTTAATCGTTAGGGTGTCGCGGTCTCGTGGATTTCCTTTTAGGAATACATGCTTTTCTACATGCTGTATTATATTCCTATAGATACATGAATTGATAACGTTTGTATTTGTTTCGCTTACCAGTTAATACTCTGTGTATTGACCCTTTATTTGTTCCAAAATACCTTGCACATTCTGACAAACTTTCAAATGTGATTATATTTCCATCATCAATGTTAATCGCCTTTATCGGCTTGTTTTGAATTTTTAGATTTGTATTTCTTGCATGTGAATCATTTTCTTTTGCAGTCACCCATTCAAGATTGTTGACGCAATTATTT